GGTTGTTTACGTAGGAACGGTTCTGGCCGTTGGCAAGCCCGCGGAGCCAAATGCCATCTTGTAATGCTTGACGTGAGTTTACCGGAGGGGACGTGCCAACGTTAGCCATGTTCAAGTTCCTTCTAGGTTAAGTTTTAGTTTTTAGCCGTTGCCGAAACTATCGGAAAAAATATTGTATCCAGAACTCATCGTTATGAGCGAACGCGGCATCTGCAACTCTGGAATCTGGATATTTGACTGCTTGACCACATCCAACGAATTCCTCGCCGCATTATTCAGTTCAGTGTCTGGCGTCAAACCCTTGCCGTAAGCCTGCCGTAACCGCCGCGCTAAATTGAATTTCATTGCCGAGACATAGTGATCGGGGATCGTGGACAAGTCAGTCGGTAGCGCGATGATCGGCAACACATCCTTGAGCTGAATATGCACACCGTAACGCGCGGCGTTAGGCCAAGGGTAGATGTAAAAGTTTCCCAATGGCCATGACGAATCCAGAAAGCCGTACAACGGAAACGAGGTTAAAGACTTTAACGTAATCTGCGAGTATTCCTCGTAGGACGGTAAAATCTGGATTTGTGTATCGACATTAAGACCAGTAGAGACAAACTGCCGCAAGTAGGCCGACTCAATACGATCCGGCCGCCGTGCGACATTGAAATTCCCGGCAGGCCCGACGGTATAAGGCGTGGTTTGACCTGTTGAAGTAAATCCCAAATCAAGCAAGTGCCAGATCATCCAGCGCTGCGTGTTCCACTCAGCCAGCATGTCGTTCAAGTCAGCCAGCGCATCCTGGCTATCTTCCGGCGACGCCACACGGCCGATGCCTAGGATGCCAGCCTTCTTCAAGGCTTGCGTGACGACATCGCTGCCGAGCGTAGCCATTCAAATTAGTCCAAATTCTTTGGCAGCGGGGGGCGTCCAGGTTTGCGCTTTTCCTGCAGCGTGTTCACCTCTTGGGCCGGCGCCAGTTTCTCCAACGGCGTGGCTACAATGGTCTTGGCAGCAATAGGTTCTGGCTGTGCACCTTTGAAAGCATGTTCTTCCGCCTCGGATTGCACAATCACGTTGCTTCCGTCCTTGTTCTTGAACGGCTTACCGTGCTCGTCAACCATCATCTTGGGATAGGGGCGGAAAACGTAAGGCGGGTATTTGTTGGGGTCGGTCTGCGCGGTGCGCGGTATATGATCGCGGATGTCACGAAGCATGTATTAAACCTTTCGCAAGTAAATAGGGGAGCAGGATTGCTCCCCTATTTTATTTGTCGGAGCCTAAATTTTGTCTGGTACGCGGCTCCCCCACTGAGGTCTCACGGTCAACGAGCCGAAGAGCACGTCAACACGGGTGATCTCCTGGTCGGTTCCGACCATCCAGTCACGCGCCATACGCATCGACACGTTATCATACTTATGACGGGCCGTGACCTTGTTGGCCGGCAACGGCAGGTCGCCGGTTGCCATTGTGATCGCCTTCGGTGAATACCGGAAGTTATTGCGGTATGTCGTCGAAGCCGGCAGGTACGGTGTAATAACCGCAGTATCAACCGGCGAAACATCGACCGTCTGATACTGTACCGGATTGCCACCAACCCCGGGGATAATCGAGGGGAAGATGTTTAGCGTGGTGTCGCCATTGTTCGCCTGAACCGTCATGACGAACTGACGAACTTCACCGGACGACTGCTTGGTGACCATGTTGACTGCGTTGACCGACGCAATCGAGATAATATCACCAACCAGCAGAGTCCCGATGAGTGCAGAGATCGTCAGGATCGGGCCGGTTTGACCGGCGCCGGCTACCGCAGCAGTGGTGGCTGACCCGGTTTGCGCCTTAATAACGGTCTGGTCCGAATACCACGTCGCTCCGAGCGCCTTGTACATAACACCATCGTAATACTGATCGGAGATCGCGGAAGCCGGATTGAGCAAGCCAGCGAGGCTTGTCACGACACGGGCTTCAGTACGCGGGTCGTTGATGATCTTCTGTTCCGAAGGCGGCGTGGAGTTGATGGCCATCGTGGCCTTCGCATCCAGGTAAGTACCGTCGTTCGGGGTCAGAATTGCACCGTTGGCATCGAGATTTGCCGACATGTTGCAAATCGCCAGCGCGTTGTTGTTCATGATGTTGACGGCGACCTTGCCGGCAAGGTTGTTCATCATGGGCAACAGGATGCGTTCGGAGAAATCATCCATCGAGAGCAGCAAGTCGGCGGTCGTAAAGCTGACCGCAATGTTTTCCTGGTCCGACATCGTCAAGACGGTCTGCACTTCCGCAGTGTCCTGAACCGAAATCGCCGGGCCGGAGTTGGTCGTATAGTCATTCGGCAGACGGATGCGAAGGGTCGAACCGATCTTTTCGCCGTTCTTGCCGAATTCGCTGTCGTATTGGCGATCGAGATTCTTGATGAACGCGTTGCTATTGACGAACAGCGGGATTGCCATTCGCGTGATCTGACTTATGGTCAGGAGTGAATTTGCCACGGGTTTTTGTCCTTACGTGCTTTTGGGTGACGACCTTTCCATGTCGCCGGTGCTGGCACGCCGCTCGAGGCGTGAATTAAATTACGAGCAAAGCACGGGGAACCGCCCCGGAACGTTTGGTTTTATAGAGATTCAACCAAATAAGAACTGCCGGTCGCTACAGCCGGTACTGTCGTAGAATTATTAAGCCTTCTTCCTCTTAGCCTGCTGATGTTCATTCCACTTCTTGTACCATGTATCGTCGTCGTCGCTGTCCTGCGGCAACGCCGATGGCGTCACGCGACCACGCACGGTCTCGACAGGCTCAGGCGCCGACGATACTGTTTTCTTGGGCGCCTGCTTCAAACTCATTTTCACGAACTCGGTCTGTCGGCGCGCGGCAGGCAAATCCATGATGCGTTGGTACTCAGCCGGGTTGCGTCCCAATTCATAGAGCACCTTGGCCGGATCGTCGGTTGCCAGGATGCCTTGCATCGTCGGCATTTCAACTTCGCCAAACGAAGCCAGGTTCTCCAGCGATTTGCCCCATTCCTTGCCATAATTCTTTTCGCCGGCATTGTTGATATTGGTCAAGTCCTCGGCGTAGCGTTCCTGGTCGCGTAGCGCGCGGGCCGCGGCCTGGATTTGCGCCTGCGACATATCGGGCCGGACAACCGGGGCGACCTTTTCACCTTCGGCAGGCGCAGCGCGGGTCGCTAGTTCTTCCAGGTCCTTGATCTTCGCAGCCTGGTCAGCCAGCTGACGATCGCGTTCCTTGATTTGGGCGTGCTTGCGTCGAAGTTCTTTGGCTCGCCAGTCTTCTGGCTCGGCTTGTTCAGATTTTGCGGCTTCATCATCGACCTTGGCTTCCGCAACTACTTCATCCTTCTTTTCGGGTTCCTTTTTCTCAACTGCCTCCGCAGGCGGTATTTCAACTTCAACCTTTTCTGGAGGTGCTGCAGATTGTTCATCCATGTTGGGTTTTTGAGCAACAACGACATCGGCAACAACGGTTTCCTCATCAGCCATTTTTCAAACTCCTTGCACTGGTGGTCGGGATGACCTGGCCAGGACCATTTATTATCAGCAGACAGCTTTGGCTTGATCCTTCGCGAGCCTCTTCACGTGTTTCATCAGCTCACGATCCTTGCGATGCTCTTCCGCCCTATGGATCGTATGCAGCGCCTCATGCGCCTCGTATTTCATATCGCGGTTTGTATTGACCGGCATCGAATTTCCGCTTGGCTTGTTCAACCCAGCCAACGCAGTTAGTTTATTAGCCATCGTGACGTGCTCCTAGTTTTGCCTGCGGTAAGTCTTTAACCAATTTACGGTTGGCCTGTTCGGCCTTGAATGTACGATTGCGGTCCTCGATCAAGGCTTCAAAAATTGCGTTCTTGACGTGCGGATGAACCACCACGTCCGGCTTGCCTAACATCGCCGCCATAACCTTGCGCGCCGTATCGACAAAATGCAGCCAGCCAGGCCGGTACAATTTGATCGAGCCATCCGCCATGTGCCATTGCCCACGCATATAGGCCTTGAGCGTTGGGAAGGCTTGACGAAAGCCGGGCGTGCGCAAGGACTCTTCGTAGAAGCAGGACGCGAGTTCTTTGGCCATAGAGCGGACGGTGCGTTCGGTCATCTAGCACCACCAAAAATTGAGTTCATCAGATCATTAGATTTCGCATTCTGATTTAGCTTGGCAATCATTTGTTCAATTGCATTGGCTGACTGTGCGGATGGAGTCTGCGGAGCATTTGGAGAATAAATCTTGAATTTACCAGCGCCGTAAGTTGATCTCATGCCGCGATCAGGATGGAACGCATTTTCTTGAGAAATAGCAGGATTAACCACCCGCATTGGCAATCGATCCTGCGTTTCCATTTCGGGGGGTATAACAACGGCGGTTGGATTATTCTGTGCGTGAGCGGTTTCTTCCATATCATCAGACTGCCGCGTTATTTCCTGCGCGGTCGGGGTATCATCATAAACGCCGCTCAAAACTTGATCTGGCTTAAAAGGATTCCCTTCAACCGGCGTTGCAACCACCGGCCAATCGCCAACTTGATTGAGGCCGGCGGTAAGATCACTCATGTTCAACTCTTAAAAACTTACCCTTGCGCGCCGCATCGGGTACATACCATTTGCCATCCAGCGCTTTTTTGGCACCGATCCGTGCGGGATGAAAACCGTCGGCACGGGCCTCGTGAGGATTATGGTCAATCGGAACAATCCAATGCTTGCCAAAATGAAAAGGTTTGTCGGCCATTTTACTGCCCCGCCCCGCTAGGCAACACCGCCGAGAACTGACCAGGCGAATGTTCATAATACCAGTTGCCGTCCTTGGCCTTCTTGGCGCCCTCGAATGGCGGGATTTCGTTTTGTTCGACCAACGGATCGGAGCCGTCAGCATCACCAGGGTCAGTATCGCTATCCGTAGCCGCCGCCGCATCGGTAGCACGATCCATGTCATCGCCCTTCATATCGTGCAACGTCTGGGTAATCGACATCATTAGCTGCTGCAGCTCGCGTTGCGACGCCTGTACCTTCTCAATGGCATTGGCCTCCGCGGTCAATCGCTTCGAGTCCGCCTCAAACCGCCCGATTGAATGTTCCTCGTCGCGGTTCTTTAACTCGATATTTTTCTCGGCAAGTTTCTGGATCAATTCACCGACCTGGCCCTGCGCGTCAGTAAGCTGCTGCTGCATGGCCTGCATCTGCGGGTTCTGGCCGCCATCGCCCAACAAATACGGCGCATTGGTCTGAATCTCACGGCGTAATCGTTCGGCAATCTTGTCGGCTAACGGGAAGTCCGCTGAGCGGAACATCAAATCGCCTATCTTGGAAATCAAATCCGGGGCACGTGATACGATAGTAACAAATGCGTTCCAAGCCTCTTGCCGCTGCGTCGCGTAAGCCGGGCCTGGCGCCGATTGTACCTCGTACTTTCCTACCGTTGGGTTGAACATGACATTAACAACGTCCTGTTCCTTAACTTCCTGGTACGCATCCTCGGCGGTCGGGTCCACTGTCACCTTGGACTGAACGCCATCCAGCCCCATGATCTGAATGACGCGCCTGGTGTCGTAAATATGCGGGACAAGATCGACGATGATGCGGCCGGCATAACAAAGCGCGACGGCCAAATTCTTGAGCCAGATTGAATTGGCAATATCGCCCTGGCGTTGTCGCTGGCTAATAGCAACACCGGATTTCTCCTGGCCCTCGCGTCCCAGTGCCGCGTCCTCACGACCGCCAACCATCGCCATCTGGTTGTCAGCCATCGCCATGCCTTGAATGAATCCATCAATCGACTTAGGTGGCTCAAGACGCTGCGGCGCAGGCAGCGGGTTGCCGTCAGCGTCCAGATGTTTATAAGTCAAATATGCAGCGTTCTGCGTGTTTGCATTATTCCACGCCGCCTCGTTGCCCTCAAACGCCGCGGCCGGGCCGACCCAGGGTGTTTTAGTCTGTACCGCGACTCCTTCAACTTCACCGCTAGCGTTATAATTGAACATCCGCTGCGGATCTTTCATCGCGCGGATATAACCCTTGCGCTCCAGCTTGCCGTCGATGATCTTTTCGATACCGACAACGCGCACCAACGGAATATAGCGGCCTTTCAAAACCTTGCGGTCGATGATCTGGTTTCCGGCGATCTTGTACCATTCCAGCTTGCGTGTAATGGTCTTGCGTTTCTTGAACTTACCGGGGACTAAAGCCTGTTTGAAGTTCTTAGGTGCTTCGGAAGCGCGGAACACTTCCGACTTGCCTTGTTCGTCCTCAACCCAGTAAATCTCGTCGTCGCTCTGGACAATTCGATAATACTCAGCCAGCCGGATCGAATCTTCCTTCAGCCAAGTCTCACCTTCGTCCTCATGAAAGATTGTCTGACCAGCGACCTCCGCCATATCGATGTCGGGGTTCAGCTTCTCAAACTCCTTGATCGGCATGTCGTCAAACACGCCGCCCCAAAGCGCATCGGAGCCGTCTTTTTGCTTGATATCGCAGTCCAGAAACACACCTAGATGATCGCGTACCGGCTCAAGACGTATTTCCTGGTTGAATGCGGTTTCATCAAGCTTCGGCTCATTGTCGTCAACAAACTTGGTAACGACGCGGAAATAAGCGATGCCGCCTTCAACCTGACTGATCGAACAATCATCGTAAATGTTTACCGCAGCTGACTTGTATTCGATGTCGCGGACCAAGCCCTCATAAACCAACGCCGATTTGTAAGACGACTCATTGCCGGTCGGCTTGATAGTGATCGCCGGCTTGTTCTCGCTGGCATCGTTAGTAATCATTGCCCCAAGGCGACCGACTTTATTGATCGTCAGCGCGGGGCGCTTGTTCGCCTCACGGTCGGCCCGCAAGTCCTGCGGCCATTGCCAACCGTTATCGCTATCGGCATTGGCAAACTTGACATCCGCAATGTAGCGCGACCGGAAATCGACTTCCCAATCCTGCCAGCGTTTGAAATTGTCCTTGGCTTCCTGGAGGATTTTCTTATCCTCATCGTCCTCATCGTCGTTAAGGTCAACGGGCTTCTTTGATCGCTTGGCCACGTTAT